CTTTGCCCGGCCTCGGCAACATCTGCTATTGGCAGCTTTGACAAGTCACCCGTCATCTGACGCACTTTCTGCATCATCCGCTGACCCAAAGCCGTGCCGCCCCAGATGTTCAGCTCTTCACGCTCCTCATCTGAAATCACGCCTTTTCGCAGCATACCGTCTGCCCATTCGATATTTGACCGGATGATTGCATCAGCGTTAGCGCCAAGCGCCTGCTTTTCAGCTTCAAGGTTGGCTTTCATTTCAATGCCAGCCTCACCAGAAATAACCGTGATGGTTTCTGCCAGCTCGGAAAACGCCGCTTGATTGATGCCATGTTTTCTTGCCCACTCAAGATAGCCCTCAACCACTGGGTCATCTGTCTCATAACCAGCGTCGGTCAACACCGACATATCGTAGTTGCCATCTTCGGGCGCCTTATGGTCACCATGGTGAAACTTTTTTTCCAGTTCAAGATTGCTTTTGACCAGCCCCTCTATGTCCGGGCCTTCCTTCTCGTCCCAGTGCTTCGCCGGGAACCAGTCTGGCCTTTCGTAGATTTCGTCCTCATCCTCCCCCTCAACCGGCTGGGCGTCCTCCGCAAGGTGAGGGATGCTCGACTGCTCGTCGTCATTTGCTGTATCCTCCGCTAGAGCTGCGGCGGCCATCAATCCATCAGGAGCCGGTGTTTCTTCCGGTTGTTCCTGTGCTTGCTGGTTATCGTCAACTTGGCTCATTTGCTCGTTTTATCCTCTGTTCTATGTCCCGCACTATTGAGTTCTGACCTTCCCGTGCGAAACCAAAGGACGGGTCAGCGCCCGGCACCCATGCCGGTTGTTCAATCGTGATGGCCCGTAAATGCTCCAAGACTTTCGCGCCTGCTTCGGTTTCAAAACAGCGTTTGAAATTGATATCAAGGCTGCGTTGCAGGTCGATATTCTGGAGCCTGATGGGTTCACCCGTTGCATCGACGCCATCCCAGCCGGGAGCATTGATGCTCTGTATCTTTTCCGCTTGTGACATTATTCAGCCGCTTGTTGTTCTAGTTCTTGTGGTGGTGCGGCCATGCCTTGTGCCTGCATGGCAGCTTGTGCCGCTTGTATCATTTGCTGCTGTATTTCAGCGCGTTGTTGCGGAGTAGTGCGAAGACTTGCCGGAATGCCGAGCTGATCAGCGATGTAATCACCAACCGCCTCCATGTTCAGCAACATCTGCCCTTGCGGCCCGAGGCTCTGGCTGAGTTGCATAAACTGCATGACCTCGCCAACTTTCTCCATATTGTTAGCCATCGCCAGCGGAGATATCGGTGTAACTTCTACCTCTAGACCGTTTACTTTCAACGGTAAATCAATCTTACCCATTTCATCCATCAGCTCCAACGTGCGCCGAACAATCGGAAACATTGTTTCACTTATGAGTCTACCAAACGCTGACCCAAGGTTCTGGGACAGCTCAGTCAACTTGGCATTGATTTCTGTGGCTGACCTGGCGCTCATGTTCTCCGGGGTCAGGCTTTCATCAAGCAGGGTCTTTTTGATATTGGTGCGGAGGTCATTGGCTACAATCTGGGACAAAGAAGCATCCCCAGACCGGGGCAGCGGGGCAAGGGAGGGGCCGCGTGGCCCCCCATTGCTCGACACGCCGATAACAGCGCCCGGCACAATGGATATGGTCTGAGGATTCAACACGCCATCATCGACAGCGGTGAATACCCCGCCGATAGAAATGCTGGCATTTTTCAACGTCAATTCAACAACCTTATTCAATGTTTTAATGTCAGGCAACGCGTACAGTACCGGACCTCGCCCGTATCTTTCATTGCTGGCTTTCATATACCGGCTAATTACAAACGGGAAACTTTTCAAGTCGCGGTGTAAGAGCTTGATGTCCTCTTCCATCGTTATGACGCAATAGCTTATCTGGCCCTCTTCGGTATAGGTGGCCTCAAGTAGCTCCACCATTTCAGTCGGGTCTTCTATATATTTTTTAGCCAGCTCGTCCGGTATATCGGCATCGGGAAACTCGGCTTGGATAAGCCGGAACGGGCGTCGAAACTTTCGGTACACCGTATCGACCGTGCCATTTGGCCCTTCGTCAAACGTAATGTGGTAGCTGGGTATAGCTGTATATCGTATCGGCGTTAAATCATCGCCCGGCTGAATCAGCATTACGGCTGTGCCTACAGCCAAATCAAGTAAGAACTCCCCCATCGCCAGGTCAAAGCCTGACAATCTCATAATACCGAACATGCGCTCGGTAATAAAATCCAACCCTTGCTGTGCCTCAATCTGTCTGGCTCTTGGGATTTCGTTGCCCGGTTGCAATCGGCACCAAGTTTGCTGAGGAGGAAACAGACTAGACTGGATGCGGTTCGCAAACCGGGCAGTCGAGTGAATGGCAGTGGAATCAAACACTCGTTTCATTTTGTTCTGACCGGGTACGCTTTGCTCGTAATACCCGTCGTACAAATTCCTCATGGGCAGGGCGTACTCATACGCCTCTTCGTAGATTGCGCGCCATTGCTCCTTGTGTGTCTGAGCTTTCTTGTATCTCTTTTTGATTTCTTTTACTGATACTTCCATCAGGCTCCGACTTTCCTCTGGGTTTCCTTGTGAGCTTCAGAAAACGACTTTCCCTGTTTCATCAGGTTGGTCATCATCCGCATGTGGCGCGGCGTGTGATGTTTCTTATGCTTTTTCATGGATGCCTTCTGGCGTTTTGTCAGCTCTGCCATGTCACGCCTTCTTGTGTTTGTTCGCAAAATTTCTAGCCGCTTCTACTGAGTCAAAGCCCCAAGCCATCAGGGCTAATGCTTTTCGTGTTGGCGTTCCATCAGGATTTTTCATCTTACCCTTCATCCCGGCAAATCTGGCGGCAAATGAAACCCGGCGAGGGTGGGTGCCGGTTTTGAGGGGGCGCTTGAGATTGGCCCCTTCAGTCTTTTTGAAATGCTTTCGCCCAGCTTCATTGAGGCCACCTGACGGGTTTTGAAATCTCTTAGCTACCATACGACTTATTCGCCGCCTTCTTCTTTCCCATCTTCTTCATCGCTGCTTTTCGCATCTTGCTCATTTTGCTGTCCATTGTCTTGGCCATTGGCCGTTTGGCTCCGTGTTTCATTTGCCACCTCTTTGTGTCTGGGGTTACGTTTGTAGCTGTTCATCTCAGCCCCGAGGGTTACGACCAGCGCCTAAAGTTGTGGTCAGTGTCACATCACGGCCTTCGCCCTCACCATAAACGCCGGGAGCCATGAGTGTAGCTCTGCCGCCAGCTCGCCTGGCTGACCGCCGAGCCGCCATACGACGCCTAGACGACACCTCATCGCGCTCGACCTTCTGCCTTTGGCGCTCAAGTTCGGGTTGCACCCGTGGGGGTGGTGGTGGCTTTGGTCTTGAAAATAAACTGCCCATTTAAAAAATCCTCGCATACATCCAATAATCAGCGCCATCAGGCCCATAGTGTTTCAACAAGCCCTCTTTCTTAAAATGACACCGTGATGCCCATCTGTCAGCGCGTTCATTATGCGTATGAACCGTGAATTGTAGTCTTTTTGTTTGCATCTGACGGGCTGCATACTCAAAAAACGCCAGTGAGCCGCGATGCATCGCAACGGTTTTTCTCTTGATTTTTGCATTAGGTATTAGCCAGGCTTCGCATACGCCGGGCCATAACTGCCAGACGCCAAACATCGCCATGACATCATCCTCAACCATAGCAGTAAATGCATGGCCGGTTGCCGCATACGTTTCCAGATACTCATGGAAATCGCCAAACATTTTTAGATTGGCTTCATCAAAGGCGTTGAGCTGGCACATGTAGAGATGCGCCGGTTGCCACCGAATGATGCGGTTGGTCGGATAATCCATACGCATGACGCGGTTTAGTTCATCAAGCGAAAACATCAAAGTCCAGCACTTTGGCCTGCGTTGGTCTGCCGCCGGTCGGGGTAGGGCGCTTGGTCATCATTTTATGCTCGGAGCCTAGCAGACAATAGCCAGCCGCATCGCCAACGTGTGAGTGTTCGTTTTTATCCGGCACATCACGGAACCGTTCCTGACCGGCACCAATCGCCAGGCGCTTGAAGTGATACCCGCCGCCAAGGCTTTTACGCAGCTTGAGGCAGCGCCGGTCTATCATAAACCCCGGCTTGCCATCAATCAGCCTGCCCATCGGTATTGCCAGTGCTTCGCGCCGGGTTCTAAACTCATTGGTCGCGGTTGGTCGTGCCAGGATGCCATGGGTTTTAAGATGGTCAAATGCCGTGGTTTCAAATATCTGGTCACGCTGTGAACCGGCAGGGTCACCCCAGACCAGCATTTCCATGCGCGGAAACCGCGCCTCAATATCACTCTTCAGCATAGAACAGAACCGCTCCAGTCCCATGTCGAAGCTGACCAGCTCATGCAGTACATGCCACCGGCCATCAGGCAGCTTTTGAGCAAACACCGCTGCCGGGGTCAATCCAAAGTCTAGGCCGATATGCACAGGTACATTTGGCTCGGGCTCCAAATCAGCCGCCATCATCTGGTCATTGAACTCGGGCCAGACCGGTCGCCCTTCCTGAACAAAAGTATATTCGCCTTTGGCATAGCACTGAATCCAGTCAAGGTTTTTACCGCCCAGGAGCTGGTCATAGTATCCGGTTGGCAGGTTCCTGAGGTTCTCAGCCTTCGGGTTGGTCTGCCACCACCGGCCAGCCTGATGAATAAACCCTTGCGCTTCAGGCATCTCTTGCGGCAAGTCTTCGAGCGGCACCTCCAGTACACCGCCGGGTTGGCGAAAAAAG